GGTTTTTCAAACAACGGGCAAAGGATGTGTCCCCACTACTTATTCTGGATGAAACCGATAAGTTAAAGCCTGCTGCACTGCGTTTTCTCATCATTCTTTACAACCGCTTGGAAGATGAAGTAGGCGTTGTCATGTGTGGAACGGATAACCTTGAACGCGAGATAAAAAGAGGCGTTAAACGGTCAGATAAGGGCTATGATGAGATTGACAGCCGCTTTGGCCGGACATTCATAAAACTGCGAGGTACAACCAAACAAGACGTTGCCCTGATCTGTCAGGCTAACGGGATCAATGACGAAACTACGATTGATAAAATTTTCTGTGACTGCAAGCCATTTCGTAAGCTGATCGGCAAACAATACATCGAGATAGTTAAGGATGTGCGCGATGTGAAAAGGCGGATTAAGATTGAGCGTTTGCGGATTATAAAAGGCGAGAAAAGTTCGACTGAAAGAGTCCTTAATGGTTTTTTGACTGACAATTAACATGTCAATCAAAAAGCCCAAACGCAATTTAAACTGCATTTAAACATTCCTTAAATCGAAACAAAATGAGCATTACAGATAAAATTCAAACCGTCACTGACGCTTATACATACCTGGGAGTGGATCGTTCAGAGATGACATTCCCCGAGCCTAAAAACGATATTCAAAGAGCTGCAAACGCCTTTGTTGATGCAACGATATTAACAGCGGCGTTAAACGAACGTAGAGAGCCTGATTTTGATGATTTAAATGAGTCAAAATGTATAATCGGCTGGGATATGCGCTCGGAAGCCAGCGGAGGCCCTGGTTTTTCCTATGACGTTTCCACAACATTCGTCCGCTCCGTGTCGCCAGTGGCCGCGTGCCTGGTCTTCTTTAAATTGGAAGTGGCAATCTATGCCGCGTCAAAATTCACAGAGGTATATAAGACGTTCATGACGTTCCAGGCATCTATTGCACTCCATACTATCGGATAAGAGTCTCCAGCGTCTTAGAACGCAATTTAAACGGCATTTAAACGACTATTAAATCAAATTATATGAGCATTATAGACAAAATTCAAACTATTACGGACGCTTATACAGCCCGTGGATTGAAAAGGGAAGAAACAATTATTGTTGAACCCAAAAATGAGTTTCAGGAGATCGCGAACTCCTTCATTGACGCACTGGTGCTGACAGCCGCTTTAAATGAGGGTAGAGAGCCTAATTACGCTGATCCAAAGGAAGAAAGGGTTTCCATCTGGTGGTATTTACGCTCTGTTGCTGCGGGTGGTCCCGGTTTCTCGTACCACGATTGCGTCTACGCTACCTCGTACTCGTTCGTCAGTGCCCGCCTCGTTTTCTTCGATTGGAAAGTTGCAAAACATGCCGCTACCAAGTTTTCCGAGGTGTATAAGCCCTTTATGACATTTCCAGACAAGCCCACAGTAAACAATTTCCTGATTAAATAAGTCAACGTTTAACACAATACGACAATGGAAAGATTTGGAATTTTAGAAATGGAATTTGTAGCCGATCTGCACAGGATCGAAGAAAGGGAGCAGACTAAATTTAGTGCCTTTCGAACCATTTTAGACAATAATTTTAATTTCATCCCGGCGGGGTGGTCAGTGGTTTTCTTGCGAAATACGCCTGTTCAAATTCTGCCTGACGCTCTTTTGATCGATATCAAAGAAATCAGTACCAGGGGCTTTATGCATGACTCTGAAGACAAGCGTTTAGTATGCCTTTACGATGCGAATACAGAAGAAGGCCGGGCAATGTTCCGGGCTATAATGGGGCTTGTTGTAGGTTGGTTAGACGCTAACATGTAAGAAACCATGCAAAGGTTAAAATCTCAAAACAGCCGTTTTCATGGTCTAATTGGCAAATTAAAATTAGACCCGGACGAAAAAAAGGAAATTGTAAGTTGGGCCAGCAATGGCCGGTGTATCAGTAGCAAGGATTTAACGGCTACTGAGATGCGGAAGGCAATAGATAAGCTTAGTGGTCTTTACGATTCCCGTATTGCCAAAATGCAGGCAAAAGCAAGGGCAATTTCCAACGATCTAGGACTCCTTCCGGTGGTCAATGGTAAAGTGGACTATACAGCTATGAACACCTTCATAATGAAGATTTTTAAGGTCAAATCCATTTTCGATCTGGATTATAAGCAACTCATTAACTGCATTACTGCGCTTGAAAGGTGGAGAGATGGCAAGACTAAAAAAATGGTTAACGCGGCCTTAAACGGTAATTAAATACTATTTAAATCAGCGATTAATAATGAATAACCCCACTAATTACATAGATAGAAATGGACAAGGAACCGGAATACGAGCATGAACATCCCGGCTGGGAGCAAGAGAAAAGCGAAGAATATCAGATCAGATATTATAAAAAATTGATTGAAAATAGACGCAATTGGGCCGATATAATGCAAGGAGGGCTTGCTGACTTAAGATATTTAATTGAATTCAGAAAATTTGAAGTGAGTCAACAAGATTTTTCCAAGGAAAAGGAAAATATCGAAGCAAAAACAGCTATAAAAGCGTGTACGAACTAATTTAAATCCTTCTTTGACAATGGCAAAGCGCTATTCTGACCTCGATAAATACCAAAGAAGGGGTACATATTCAGACCTTAAATTTGAACACGATGCTCCTGGGTGGGAAAACAAGCATTCAAACCTTTATAAACTCATTTATTTCAAGAAATTATACCGGCAACTTGAGGAGTATCGCAAATGCCAAGACCAGGAATATGAAGACTTGCGAAGAATGTTCTACGGTACCAGAATTTTAGCGATAAAGCCTTTTAACCCACAGGCTCGAAGGCTACAATGGTTTACAAAATGCACGTTACATCTCAATTAAAATAAAAATACCCGATGCGGATCGCAACAGGCTTTTTGAATAATTACCTAGTCGTACATTTATCGAGGGTTACAGGTAGGTCAAATTGTCTAATTCTACAAAAATTGCATTCCATTTCATTTTTTAACAAATAATAAATCAATCAATCAAAACCAATTTTAGCGATGAGCAACACAGTAATTGAAGTAAGCAAGGAAAATGCATTAGAGGCATTTGAGAACTCGGAGGGCGAAACTAAGGAACTACTGGGAAATTTGCTAGGCAAAAAAAACCTCGCCTTAAATATTATGGAGAGAGTTAAAACCTACCATAACGCCTGTAGTGAGTTGAACATCTCACCATTAGGATCAGATGCTTTCTCCCATATACTCAACGCAAAAGACCGGGCTAAGGTAGCAGCATACCACGAGTTGACAGTAATCGTAAGGGCGTTAAATGAAGGCTGGGAACCTAATTTTAAAAAGCCAGAAGAAATATTTATGCCAATGTTCGGCTACCGGAAATCTCCTGTGGCTGGTAAGCTTCAATTTGTATTCTTGCAGTCAGATCCACTATGCAATTTTAGTACGTCCAATGGGGCACAGCTGAGCCTCAAAAATAAAATATTGTCAGATTATGCAGGTCGGCAGTTTATTGAATTGTACGGCTCAATTTAGGCCTTACATCTCAACTGAAACGAAAAAACCAGATGCGAGTGACAACTGGTTTTTTATTTTTATCAAAATCTTTAACACTAACTCTATAAAAGTAAGGCAAATAATCAAACATACAAATAAAATATAACGAAAAAAGTCCAGATGTACGTTTTGGGCTTTTTGCGTTATATTTGTAATCGGGTACTTTCAATAAGTCCCTGATTACAAGCTGACGAATAACCCACTATTGAATTTACCTCTCTATGACAGTAAAGAGTTTGGAGCAAAGAAAGAGAACCGCGCCGCGGAACGAGCAGATTAGAAAAGAGTACAATGAACTGTGGAAAAAAGGTATGAGAGCAGAGAGGATTTTTGAAGACCTAAGCAAAAAGTTCTTTTTGTCAGTCAGCACCGTTGAGAGTATAGTTTTTAAAAAAGGGGTTTATGCCGATTTCTGAGGCATAAACCCCTTTTTAGTTTTTTTTGAGATTCAATTTTAACCCCTTTATAGATGACAAGGAACTATGAATTTATAATGAGCCTGAGGGACAAAGTTAGTCCTATCATGGATCGCCTCGCTCAAAATTACGGCGGGAAAATTAGCCAAATGACGCAAAAAATGGATGCGTTAAATAATAACACCGGCAGGCTAACCGAAAAGTTTGCCAAGGTTGGGCAAAGCGTTGATGGCATGCGTAATAAGCTGGTTAAATTAGGGCAAAACCACTCCATTAAAATTGATACCAGGGACATTGATAGAGCTGAAAAAAAAGTAGGTTCTTTATTCAGCACCTTTAAAAGCGGCTTTATGGGTGGTATCCTCGGAGGTCTTACAAGCGGGTTGGCCTTTGAAGGGCTGCGAGGTCTTGGACGTGGCACCCTGGGAGCTGCATTAAATGGATCAGAGACGAGTTTCCGGCTAAATGAGTTAATGGGAGGTGCGGCCCCGGTAAATAGGCTTACGCGTCAAATTGATGCCTATGCACCCGAAAGACGCAATCAACTGTTAGATGCAAGCACAAAACTATCAGGTGCGGGTATTTCCGAAGATAGGTTAATGCCTACCTTGAAAATGCTCAACAACATTTCAGCACTAACAGGTCAAAGTGTTGGAGAAATGGCCCTGATTCAGTCTAAAATCAAGGCTACGGGTTATGTCCAGGGTGATGAGATCAATCAATATAAGGAGCGGGGAATTAACCTGAATCCCTACATTGCCAGTCAAATGGGCGTTAACGAGAATCAGATTGCAAAGCTACAATCCAAAGGGCTAATCACTTATGACATCCTGGATAAGGCTATGCAAAAATATGCTGGTACGGGTGGCAAATTTGGCGGAGCATACGAGCGTAGGCGCGATAGTACGCCCCTGGGGAGAATCGAGCACTTGTCAGGCAAAGTAAATACCAGGTTACGGGAATTCGGCTCGGATAACCTGCTACCCATGCTAAATAAAGGGCTCGATTTTGTTGACAAGCTGTTTGAAAAAATTGGCCCTCTGGAAAGATCATTCGGCACGCTGAAAGAGGGGGTAATGACCTTTGGCCGTTCAATGTATGATGTGCTGGTAAATATGGGCTGGTTTAATTCAAAGGCCTCATTAGCTGAAAATTTAGTAAATACAATGGCCTTTGCCGTTAGAACGGCGGGCGGTATCTTTCAAACCGTTGGCGGGGTGATATCCTGGTTTGCAAATAACCCTCTGGCACAATTGACAGCAGGGCTATTTACTGTATGGCGGCTGATTCCTTTCATTGATAAGGCTTGGATTGCCTTAAACAAATCCTTTTTATTCACTCCCTTGGGTGCCGCTATCGGAACCTTTGTCGCATTAGGAGCGGCAATATATACCGCTTACGAGAAGTTCGAGTGGTTCCGAAAGATTATCCTTGACGGGTGGGAAGGCTTAAAAGTCTTCTTCAGTGGCATTGGTGGGGTGTTAAAATATTTCATGATGGGTAATTGGGACATGGCGGCTTCTCTGTCGAAAGCAATGGATAACGAGGCGGATCGGCGCGGTAGAATGTCAATTCTCAACGACAAAAGGGAACGCAGCGGCCACAACGAGCGCAGAAGACTAAGAGAGAGCAATTATCAAGCCGGAAAGGATCAGGAAACGCTAAATAATGAGTTTAACGCCTTTAAGAATAACGAGAAGCCTACAGGCGGATTAAATGAGGGGATATCCTCCTCTGTTGGTAATTCAAAAAGCAACTCCATAACGATTAATATAAAGTCATTGATTGAAAAGTCAGATGTGCATGTAAACTATTTTGATGAGGCAATTGATAATATAGAAGGTAGGTTGATTGAAGCATTGCTTCGGGTTGCAAACAGTGGTACCCGTGTAGCAGCTCCATAATGATAGACGCCATTATTATTGGCGGTTAATCATCGTTTAAACACCATTTAAATAGAATATTATCATAACAACGTGCCACAATGAGCAATAGTAGTAGACAAGCAGTTTTGGAGCATTTTCTCAATAAAGATGCGGTTATTAATACATATCCGGCAACTGTAAAAAGCGTTTCAGGTTCCACCTGCACGGTTACACTTCTTTCTTCTGACCTGGAAATTGAGGGGGTTCGCCTGGTTGCAGACACCGACGATAAGGATATCTTTTTGATTACTCCGGCGATCGGTAGTACGGTACTTATTGGATGTATTGAAAATGAGATTTCGAACGCTTTCGTCTGTCAGTTTTCCAATATGAAAAGCGGCTCGATCACGATAGGCAGTACCGCTATTTCCTTCGATAAAGAAGCAATTGACCTAAAAAAGGGTAGTTCAACCATAAAGGTTAATAGCGACTCTGTTAGCGTTAAAAGGATCAATTCAGAATTCCAGGTTGATAGTACAGGTATTAATATGAAGACGCCTAATTCATCGGTAAAAGTTGGAAATGCGGGGGTTTCGCTACAATACGGTTTGTTGTTACCGGAAGGAAAGATTAAGATTGAATTGTCATCCAATGGTTCAATAATGGTCGATGATAAAACCCTGTTCGCATTCGATAAAGATGCGTTTGGTATGGGAAAGGAGAATTCATCGATAAGTTTTGGTGATACTGATGTCACCATAGGAGCAGATGATCAGGTCTTGTTACAACAAGGTGATTTATCGGTCGAATTAATTGGTGAGAAAGTTAGTATTAGCAATGCAGGAACTAGCCTAAAAGACCTTTTTGATGATCTGGCAAACATACTCCAAAATTTAAAGGTGGTTACCTCGACCGGCCCGAGTACGGTACTGTTTGCTGACTCACTAGCGGCTGTAATCGCATTTAAGGCAAAATACCCGTTGCTACTGTCTTGAGCGTAGTATATAATTATCAAAATGTGTTTTCGTCACTTTTAACAAGAATCAATGATAGACATAGTAAAAAATGCGGGTCTGGGGGCTTTACAGGGGGCTTCGGCGGTAACACTTAACGGCGTAGATATGAAAATGCCGTTTCGTATTGGGTTTACGGAAAGAAGTTTGTGGTTGTTGCCAATAGAGCCAATAGTGTCTGTTTCTGGCCGGAAAATAATTACAAGGAGGAAAGTATCAAAACAAAGCAACCCCGAAGGTGCTGGATCCGGTAAAAAGTTAAAAGGGAGCATTAAAGAGTGTTGGTCAACAGATGATTATACGATTCAAATAAAAGGCACTCTTTGTGATGCCAATACACCTGACGAATTACCAGCTCATATGATCAGTAAGTTGAATGACATGTGCAGACAGAATAGATCATTGATCGTTGATTGCAAGTTATTAGACAGTTTAGGTATTCATAACATGTTGGTGCAGGATATAGAATTTCCCCCAACTAAGGGAATTTCGAGGCAAGACTATATCATAAGAGGCATTTCTGATGCGGACTTCGAGTTATTGCAATAAAATAACTCGTTTTTTAGGTACTCCATATCCATTCGGGAGCGTCTAAAAAGTAGGTAATTTGTCCTTA